TTTGCCAGCAGCGTTTACATTATTAGTTTCTACAAAAATCACTAGCCTTCTATTCATAGCTAATAATTTTAGTTCGTTTTGGTCAGCAGTTGTCATTTTGTGTAGCTTAATATTTACTTCAGGTTGAAAAAATAAAGTACCATTTTCTGTACTTACATTAACACTTTCAGTATATGAACCAGTACCACGAGCCAAATTGTATTTAAATAAGTTTGAAGTTATCACAAACTCAGTTAATTCACCACCTGACGATGTTAAAGTTGTTACATCAGCTAACTGCACAAAATAGACTGCTTTAATACCACCAATACCATCTCTACAATCAAGACCTCTACCTTTAGTTAATTCGCAAGCCATATTTTTTTATATTTATTAGTTAAGGGGGGTTGTTACACCCCCCTGTACTTATTTTAATTCTTAGTCTAATCTTACAATATCACCACCTTGTGCGTGCTGACAACCACCAGTAAATTTAGCTACTACTCTAATATTATCGCTTCCGTCTAGGTCACTCATATCTAGCATACGTATTTCAGTGTGGTCAGACAATAAATCTGTACCAAAGAATAAATTAGATGCTTGACCAGCAACCATTTTATTCTCTACCATACCTGGACATACTGCTAATTTAATACCTTCAAATTCAGGTGTATATTGCCCCATATGATTAAATGGGAATGCAGATAAAGCAGAAATTGCATTAATATATAATCTGTAAGAAGTTGGTGATAAATAGATATATAAATCTTCTTTAGTATATACTGCACTAGGAATAGCAGCAGCAATAAGACCTAAGTTAGCTATAATGTTATCAGCAGTAAATGCATTACCAGCACCACCACTATTATCAGCTTCTACGATAGCAGCGTCATTCTCAAATAAACCATCGGTAGGGTGCATAAATCCAACAAACTCTCCTGAAGCTGACGCATTACCACGCCAAATGTTAGTTTCTACGTGGTCTGCAATAGTTCCACTTAGATAAGACATAACAAAAGCAGTAAAATCAGCACTCATATCTCTATTGTGTGCGCCAGCTCTCATTTGTGCAGCTTGCCAATCAGCAAGTAAATCTTTTTTACAAAGGTCTACATTAATTTGTAGTTCTTTTGGGTCTAATACTCTTTCTGTTAAAGTAAGTGTACCAGCATCAGTAAAATCACACGTAGCATCTACAATCATACCTGATGAAGCTACTTTTGTAATATTTCTTTTGTATTTTACGTTCTCTAATACAGTTAAGTATTCAAGAGATTTAGCAGATTTTAACGCAGCAGCGATATACTGACCAGCGTGTTCTCCACTATAATTTGAAGTAATATCAAAACTCATTTTATTTATTATTTAGGTTATACATATATTTTTCTTGTGCAGATAATTTAGCGTAGTCTGCTCTACTTAATTCTACTCTAGGTGTGTTGCTAGCAAATTTACGTGCCTTTACTGGCTCTGCGCTAGGCTCACTACCTAATTTGTTTACTTGCTTAGATAACTCAATGTTTTCGTTTTGCAAGTCTACTATATTTTCATCTTTAGCTAAATTTTCACCTCTTAGTTCGTCTAATTCAGCTTTAATTGTGTTTAGTTCGCTAGTAACATTTTCTAGTAATTCTCTTACTACGTTACCAACTTCTTCGAGCATAGTTTCTTCTGATGAATATTCTTCTTTGTCTTTCTTCATATCATCTTCTTCTTCTTCTTCTTGCTCTACTTCTTCTTCTTTTGCAGATACTTCTGTTACTACACCACTTTCGTCAGTAGTAAACTCTGTACCATCTTCTAAAGAGTAAGTGCCTTGTGGCATTGGAGTTTGCTCACCATCTTCTGATAAGATGTTAAGTACAACACCCTCTACTAATTCATCTGCTTCTGATACAATAATAGTACCATCTACTAATTTAGCTTCGTAAGCTAATTTTACTTCTTGTTCTTCGGTATCTATACCTAAAGCAATTTTTATACGTTCTTTTAAATCCATAATTACTATAATAAATTGTTATTTTTAAAATAAATCTTCACCTTGCTTTCTAGCGTTTCTTACGTCATTAATGCTATCTTCTATATTTACTGCAATTTCATCTAATTCTCTTGCAACTTTTATGTCAGAAACATCAGTACCTAAATCTTTAGCACTTTGTTCTAATTTTCTATACATAGCATTAGCTTTTTTTTGCAATTCTTCACCATCTCGCACCATACCTTTTGTATCATCTAAAAAATCTAAAACTTTAGCTACAACTTTACCATAATCATTTTCTATTTTTTTGAAAGGTTTGTACGCTGCTATTAATTTTTTATCTAGTGCTTTGCCTTCTTTTACAATTGCTTTAGCATCATTGGCTAATGACAGTTTTACTTCTGTTAATTTTATTTCTTCTATACTCTTGAACTTTCTTAGTTCGTTGTAAAATTTATCCTCCATAATATAAAATATAAATTAGTTTGTTTTGTTTTATTTTGCGTCTATTTGTTTTAACTTTTTAATTGCCCAATTAATACCACTTGTACCACCCCAGCCTAGCCAAGCTACATATCCTTTGTCTTTCCAAGGTGTACTTTTATATTCAGGATTTATCTCTGCATTTTTTTCGTGTCGCTTAAAACTTGCCATACGTGCTATTGTATCTCTTGTAATGTTTTCTTTAGCACACAACTGATTGGCTCTTGCAAGTCCTGTTCTAGTCATTCCCTTAACCTCATCTCTACCATACTCATCAATCCATTTAAGCACTTTACAAGCATTATTACTAGCACTATCAGGGTAATCGTTATAGCTTTCTAAATACTTACGCTTTTTTTTCTTTTTTTTTTTAGCATCAATAGGTACGCAGTTAGGCACTTTACGACCATCTTTAATTTTATGACCATATGGCTCATAACCTTCTGTACAAGGGTTAGGTGTTATTAGGTCAGTATCTAAACAGTTACAATCTTCATCTAATATAGCTGCTAAATTCTTAATTATATCGTGGTCTGCACAAGGCATATATACAGTTTTACCGTCTTGTGTATGCTCGTGTACACCCTCACAACCCATTTTTTTAGCAACCTCTAGTGCTTCTTCTTCATTGTCATATACAGGTAGTTCTATACCGTCAGTTATCATTGTACCTACTTTTTCTTGCTTTACTTTGTGTTTTCCCAATGTTTCCATTTTATCTACAAAATAACCCTCTATACTTAAACCTTTTAACTCACCATCTTTTATACGTTGCCAAACTTCATCGTTGTTTACTCTCATAGATACAAACCACGTACCCTTTGGCAATTCATAACCATACAAATTACTCTTATCGTTTTTACTATCTTCTACTATCCAACTCTCTACTGTATGCACTCCTGTTACCTTTTCTTCGTGTTGTAAGGTAGCATTGTTAGTATTATGGTGCTTCATATACGCTTCTGCTGCTTTACGCACTGTATCAGCAGTAAAATACACATAGTAGTTTTTATCTTTGTTAGCATCGTATCTGTATATTTGTTTGTAAGGTATCAAAGCTGGACTTACTAAAAGTCTTTCTTCTTCGTTAACTTTAGCAAATGTTAAGTTGTTTTTAACATCATTAAAATATACAAAGTCAGTTTCTATTGCTGGACTTGTAACTAAAGATATTGCATCTATTGCTAGTTCTTCGTTATCTTCATCTACTACTAATTCTACGATGTCGTATGTTTTGTGTGCTTCTTCACACTCTTGCAAGGTGTCGTATTTACACTTACCGTCACCAAATCTATATTTACCGTTATCACATTTTTTACAAGGCATAATTTTATATTTTAAATTGTTGTTTTTCTTCTAATTTTATCTAATTTATTTTGTTGGTTAGTCATATCATCTGCAACTACAAATGCTTTTACAACACCAGCAGTCATACCACCAGTACCTTCAGTATCTGCAAATGCACGACCACCACCTTGCTCATTTATAGCACTTAAAAGTGGTTTAAACATTCTTGTACTACGTGCATTAATTACACTTTCACCTTTTGATAGTCTAGCAGTAACACTATCAGATGTGCCAGTACCATAACCACCTACAATACCACCTAATGCAAATTCAGGTTCAGGCGCAGATAGTATTTTTGTTACATTAGCTAAACCTAATGCTACTGTTGTAGCTGCTAATATAGGTCCTAGTAAAGGTCCAGCACCGACAGGTGGTGGTGCTAGTGCAGCAGCAGCAGCAGTATATGTATTCATAGTAGCTTGTAAAACTGATAAACCTTTAGCTAACTCGCTTTCTTCACCTAATAGACTACGTGTGTTATCAAACACTGTATTCATAGTGTCTACATCTTCTTGTGCTTGTCCTAATTTTATTAATTTTATTGCATCTGCTTTCTTTTTTTCTAAAGCAATAGTATCTGCACCAGATTTTTCAGCAAGTCTAAATAGT